CGCGGCCGCCCACCGCCAGCCACACCGCCGCCCCGCGGGGGAGGTGCATGGCGAGGACGCTGATTTTGCGGACGGACACCGCCCCCCGGTACATGTCGACCAAATCCACCTGATAGAACCGCTGCAGGTCGGCTTCGAGCTGCGCCGGGTATTTGGTCAGCAGGTACGCGAGGCTCAGGAATTTCCCCGCTTCACCTGCTCCATGACGTAGTTCAGGAACTCGGCGCAGCCGCTGGCCGTCACCTTCCCCTTCTCGTTCCGGTGGTTGTCCTTGTACGCAGCCCACTGCTCGTCGCCGAGCATGGAGCGCAGCGCGCCGATGAAGTTCTGGTCCGTCAGGTACTCAATAAGTTCCGCGTCGTCGAGGGATTCGCCGGCGATCAGGTACTCCCGGCTGACCTGCCCGTCCTCCGCGGCCTCCAGCGGCGGCCACACGATCACGGTGTCGCGAGGCCCCGTCACATCCTCCTTCGCGGGCTGGTGGTCCATGGGGGCCTTCGCCCGGGCGGGGACGACCTTCCCGGTGCCGTTCTGGGCCCGCTGCTTATCCACTACTTTGTTCGGTGCTGGTGTCATGGCGAGGGTTCCTTATCTTGGCTTGGGCGGGGGTTCAGGGAGGGGGAGGGGACGGCTGCCGGGTGAACCCTCGCCAGAAGACCCGGCAGCCGTGCTCAGTTAGGCGACGTACGCCTCGGCGTTGGTGAGGATGTAGGCGGGCCCGACGATTTCCAGCGTCAGCTCGTACGCCGTCATCGCCGCGTTCTGGTGCGCCAGCTCGCCGCGGTCGGTGACTTGCACGTTCTCGCAGCACAGGAACTTCGTCACATCCCCGTCGACGAACTTCACGACCGCGGTGCGCTCCACCGTGCCGATGCCTTCGGGCAGGTCGATCTTCGCGACCCCGGCGGCGACGGTCGCAGCCCCGTGGTCGAAGTACAGTTCGGTGACCCCGGGGGTCTCCTGCAGGCACTGGATTTTGAACGATTTCTCGGTGCTGGTGACCTTCGTGCGCAGGGTCGCGCCGCCCTGCCAGCCCTTGAACTTCGTCACATCCGTCGTCACCGACAGGCTCACCCCATCCTCCGACAGCCACCCAACGGCGTCGAACGGTGCCGCCGGGTCGGTGGCGATGGTGGTGGGAAGGGCGGTGCCCTTCGGGGCGAAGAACACCTCGCTTTCGAGGTCGCCGTAGACCCTGATGTCTTCATAGTTTTTGCTCACGGCTGTTTCCTTTCGTGGTTTCCCCTACGGTTTGTTCTCAGCCGCGGCTGAGGGGGTGTGGTGGGTGTTGCGGGTTATGGTGTGCCGCGCACATGCACGGTGACGGTGAAGCTGTAGCGCACCAGTGCCGGGAACGTCGGGTCCGGGTCGTTCGCCGGGCCCTGCTCCTCGGTCACATCCTTGATGTTCACGCTCAGCCCCGCCGGGGTGGTGCCCGCGAGGGCGTGGACCGCGACCCGGGCTTCCTCGGCCAGCGCCCACGCGAGGGAGCCGCGGATGTGGTAGCAGTCGAAGGTCATGCGGGCCCCGTCACTGACCGGGGTGACTTTCACCCCGCCGCTGCGGGTGACGCGGACGAACGGGGCGGCCTCCGCCGCCTCCACCCCCACCGGCACCCCCAGCACGGGCTCCAGATAGTCGATGAACAGCTGCTCAGCATCAGGCATCGTCCACATCAGCCGCGCCCCGCATCCAGCGCCCTAATGAGCGCCCGCCGGGTGGCCTGCGCCCTGCGGGCCTGCAGGGTGGCGGTGATAACGGAGCCGTGGGCCCGGTTCTTCCCGATGATGACGCTGGCGAGCATCCCGGGCCCCGCGGCGGCCGCGATCCTGTCCGCCCGCCGTTTCACCTCCGCCGCCACGTCCGCCGATTTCAGCAGCGCCCCCACTTCCCGCTCGTTCAGGTTGATCACCAGCCGGTCAGCCATCACAGCACCTTCCATTCCCGCAGCTCGATCTGCACATGGGCCAGCGCCCCGGACGGGGAGGGGATCGGGCGCGGCCTGCCATGCACCGCCAAATCCATGTCCGGTTCGAGGTCGACCCGCACCTTGTCCGTGCCCCGCACGTCCGTCCCCTCGGGGGCGAGGACGGTGTACGCGACCTCCTGCGCGTCCACCCGCCCCGACTGCTCATCGGACACCCCGGGGAACACCACGCAGCCGCCAATCTCGGCCACCGTCGCGTTATCCCAGTCGTCCACCCACGCCCCGTGATCCCGGACCCGGGCGGGGCGGGTGACCGTCATGGTGTGGATGGCGAACCCTACGAGGCTCATGAGCGGTCCCCGCCGCTGATGCGGTACAGCGCCACCGCGGACGCCCACTTGTCCGTGACGCCCGTGGTGGCCTGATGCCCCCATGTGATGGACTGGGTGCCCGCCGATTCGGACTGGACACCGATGGGCACCATGGCGAGGATCGCGGCCTGCTCCAGCACCGCGTCCTGCACGTCCCCCGGCACCGGGTCCCAGCCGTGCGAGTAGGTGACCTCGATGTTCGCCAGCCCGTCAGGCCAGCACCCCGCCCGGCGCAGCACCCCGGCCTCATACGAGCAGGCGTAGTCGGTGACCGTCTCACCGTCGACCTTCACGCTGATCTCGGTCACATGCAGGGCAGGCAGCAGCAGGGTCACCCCGCCGTCACCGTTCAGGAGGATGGTGTCGTCCTCCACAAAGTGGACGGGGTGCCCCACCGCACCGCGGAACCTGTTACTTGCCCTTTCGAGTGCTAGGAGCAGCGCCGGGCTTGTCACCGGCCACTTCGTCAGCGTCGCTAGGTCCGCTGCTGCTGCCAGATACGGTTCCGGCATCTCCCGCTCCCTCCTGTTCGGCCTCCTTGTCCGCCGCCTTCTTCGATGCCGGTTTCGGCGGGGCAATGCCCAGCCGCTTCGCATCCTCTGCCCGGTAGCGGATGCCACCGATGACGTAGATCCCGTCGTCAGCCATGGCACACTACGCCGTCAGGTCCACGACGCACAGGCGCGCCGGGTTACGGATCAGCTGCACCGCACGCTTCTCAGCCCGGATGTACGTCAAGTTCCTCTGCGCGTAATCCTTGTGCTGGTTGAACGCCTCGATGCTCAGCGGCTCCAGATCGAGCAGCTGCACGGTGCGGAAATCACCGACGATGGCCTGCCCGACGGCGATGGACTGGGACACGATCCGCTCGTACCCCCACACCGTCCCGGGCCCGGTGCCGAAGGGCCCGAAGCCGAGGTAGCGGCCGTCGAGGTCCTTCAACAGATCGAACGCCTCGTCGTCCGCCGGGTTCAGCAGCACGCCCCGGATGGTCGCGCCGCTGGTGGTCACCAGCTTCGTGATCGCCTTCCGCAGCGTCGTCGGCACGTCCGTCACGAACGACTGCGACAGGACGCCCGTGGTGGCGAGGATACCGGCGGGCTCGTCCGCCGTGCCCGCACCGTTCAGCAGGATGTCCTCGGTGACGATATCCAGGTTCTCCGTCAGGGTCGCGTTGATCAGGGTCTGGATGATCCCGTCGTCGCTCAATTCCTGATTGGTGATTTCGACACCATCCGCGTAGGTGTACGCCTTCGCCTCAGCCGTCGTTGTCTCCAGCGTGGACAGCGGCTTCAGACCATCGGCCGCCGTGGTGCCGGTCGTGGTCAGCGCCTCACCGACGATGCTGGCGTTGTTCGTCTTGCTGATGATCTGCCGGTACTGGAACCACGGCAGGTTCGTCGTCCCCCGCGTCACGACCTCCAGCAGCCGCCGCTCGGGGCGGAACACCAGATCATCGACGTCCCCGATGCGCACCGCCCGGGCGTTCCCCGCATCCGGGGTGTTCAGCGGTGCCGGGTCCACCTTCCGCACCTGCAGCCCGGAGGCTTTGATGCTGATGGGGGTGCCCTTGCCGACCCCGGACGGGTGGGCCTTGCGGAACGCCCGCATGCCCTCGGACTTGACGAACTGCTCGCCGATGGAGCGGGTGGACCAGCCGCCCTCATCATCGCCCGGCGGTTCCTCACTGGACTGCAGGGGGGCACCGGCACCGGCGAAGGCCAGCTGCTGCGACACCGCCTTCGTGCGGGCGACCAGCTTGGACACCTCGGCGTGCTCGCCCGCTACCACCGCGGCACGCTCAGCATCTTCCTCGCTGAAATCGTCAGGCTGCTCCAGCGCCTTCTTCCTCAGCTCCGCAGCTTCGGCGTTCAGCGCTGCGAGTTTCTCCATGGGGCTCATGGTGTGTTCTCCGTTTCTACTTGGGACAGCTCGAGCAGCGCTCGAACACTCGGGGTCAGCGCACCCCGCGGCGGGGGCGGCGCTGCTGCCTGCTGCACCTGCTCCGGTTCCTGCACCGGCTCGGCAGCGGCGATAATTTCGCCGATCTTCGCGTGCGCCTCTTTCAGCGCGTCGACGTGCTTTTGGGCGAGGACCCGCCCTTCTTTCCGCAGCGGCACCCCCGCCGCGGTCTTCACCGACAGCAGCTCGGTATCGGCGTTCGCGCCCTTGAAGCACGGGCCTGCTTCCCACAGGTCCAAGTCCTTGATCCGCATGGGGGGCAGCAGCCACCAGCTGTCCTCGCCGTCGTCGTCCTTCTCGATCAGCTCGTACTCGCGCACCAACCCGCTGATCGAGAACTCGACGATCACGCCCTGCCGCATCAGCTTGTGCACCCGGGCGGCCTTCGGGTGGTCGAGGTCCAGCTGCCCGGTCAGCTGCAGCCCCGCTTCCGTTTCCTCCGCCGCCGTGTATTCGCCGAGGAACGCGTCGGGGTCGTGGAACTGGTGGGACCAGACGATGGGGATGGGCCTGCCCTTCGCTTCCCACTCGCTCAGGGTTTTGGTGAACGCCCCGCGCTCCACGATGTCGCCCTGCGAGTCCTCGTTGCCGAACGCGCTGACGAGGGCGGTGAACTGCCCGGCGGGCGCGTCCCCGCTACTGGGCTCAGCCTTGGCCGCGAACGTTTTGGTCAGCATGATCGGGTCCATGGCGTGCCCGCCCTTCCTATGGTGTCTCGGGGTTTTCGGTGATGTTCTGCGCGCCCGTGTCCCGCGGGCTGGCCTGCCCGCCGATGAGGACGTTCAGGGGGACGATGAGTTCGTCGGTGCCGTCGAGGAACGGGAGGTTGAGTTTCGCCCTGCCCTCCGCCCGGGTCATGTACGGGGCCCCGGTGGCGGTGCTGAGCAGCTGCGCTTGTTCGAGGAAGGAGCCGTTGATGGCCGCTTCCCTGTCCTGCTCCACATACAGGTCCGGGGTTTGGTCGAGGCTGCGGACGAGCCCGGAGTTGACCGCCTGCTTCAGCTCGGTGAACAGGGGCCCCAGCACCGGGCCGAAGAGCATCTGCCTCCATGCGGCGATGTTGGAGAAGTTCCCTTCCCGGGCCCCCACCAGCTCGGGCGGGATGTGGAAGGCGGAGGCGACCTCGGCGTCGGTGAGCTGCCTGCCCTCGATGTCCTTGGCGTCCTTGGGGTTCACCCCGTCGAGGGTCTGATAGTCCATCCCGTCCTCCAGCAGCGGGGTGCCGCCAGCGCCCGGGCTGTCCCTCCACTTCCGCCATGTGTTCAGGAACCGGTCCCGCTGCGGCTCCCCCCAGCGGGGGGCGTCGGCGGGGCGTTTGAGGATGCCGTTGATTTTGGGGCTGTTGTCCCACTGCGCGTTCCGCCACTCGACGCTCCTGCGGTTCTCTTCGAGGATTTGCGCGAGGGTGAGCATGGGGGAGATGCCTGAGCCGCCGTTGGGGTGCCAGCCGTAGCTGAGCGCCATGGGCGCGTCGGTCAGGTCAATGTCGTCCTGCCCGCCGGGGGTGTGCAGCAGCACCTGCTTGACTTGCCCGAGGAAGTCGCTGCGCAGCTCCAGCAGCCGGGGCGGGATGCGGACGAGGTTCCCGTCCAGATTGAGGACGCAGAACATGTCGAAGATCAGTTTGTCGACCGCCACATCCGACCACAGCTTGTACCCGGTGACGAGGGGGGAGGGGGCCTGCAGCCGCAGCTCCGCCTCGCTGAGCCGCTGCCGCTGCCTGTCCGTGTCGCTGACGCGGGTGTAGGCGTGCCATGGGATGGAGCCGATTTGGCGGGCGGCGAAGGAGACGACCTTCCTGAGCGCGGGCTGCGTCTTCCACAGCGTCAGCGGGTCCGCCCCGCCCGGCGTGTATAGGCTCAGCGGCACCCCCTGATCGCGGGAGGTGATGGGGGTGCCCCATGTGCTGGTGGTGGGGTAGCCGCCTGTGAAGTCGCCGATGGTTACGGTGTCGCCTGCGGCTTTGATGATGACCGGCATCACGCGCCCCCTACCTGTGCGAAGAGGATGGAGCGGTGGGGTATCAGCAGGTACCCGTCGGCCCGGATTTCCCCGTCCCGTGTCTGCGTGATCGCGTCCGTCAGCTTCAGCACCCGCCAGCGCCACGAGTGGGCGACGGTGCCGACGAAGGTGGTGCCTTCTGCGAGGACGATGCGGACACTGGTGCCGTGTTTGAGGCGCATGCCCGTCTCCTTCGGTTTTTTTAGGCGATGATCAGGTCGGTGTCCTCGTACGCGCTGCGGGCGTACTCGGTGCCCAGCGCCTCACTCACCGCGTTCGCCAGCGCGCTCACGCCGTCGATCTTGTCGCCGCTGTTGGCCTTGTCCGGTTTGACGTTCCCTGCCGGGTCGGTCGCGATGGCTAGGTTGTCGACCATCCACCGCATGCACGGGTTCCCGCCGTGCGCGAGCATCGGGGCCCCGCGCTTGCCCAGCAGCACCAGCCGCTGGATTTCCTTCATCGCCGGGGACATGCTGAAGACGCCCTGCCCGACCTTGACCATGGGCACGTCCTCCGCCACGAGGTCATTGACCAGCTGGGACGCGTTCCAGCGGTCGTACCCGATGGATTCGACGGTGAACGTGTCGGCGTCCTGCAGCACCCGGGCCTTGATGAAGTCGTAGTCGGTGACGTTCCCCGGGGTGGTCTGCAGCCACCCCTCCCGCACCCATTGCGTGCCCGCCCCGGCCGTCCGCTTATCCAGTGCGTCCAGATTGTCCTCCGGGGTCCAGAACCTCCAGATCGCCTCGTACCCGGGGGCGTCCTCGCGGGGGAACAGCCAGCACAGGGCGGTGAGGTCGCTGACGCTGCCGAGGTCGAGGCCGCCGTAGCAGCGCCGCCCCGCCAGTGCCGCCTCGTCCACCTGCCCGGCGTTCCGGTCCCACGCCTGCAGGTCTAGGAACCTGGTGGTCTGCTTCGTCCGTATCCCGAGCCGCAGGCGCAGGAACGCGGAGAGTTCAGCGGGCGAGTTCTTCGCCTTCGTCGCCGCGTCCTCCAGCGATTCCTTCGTCGGGCTTATGGGGTATCCCGGGTTCGCCTTCTTCCACGTCGCCTCCGCGAACGGGTTGTCCGTCTCCTTGGCCGCGAAGACGACGCCGTAGCTGGCCGGGTCGGTGAACAGCCCGCGCTCCAGCTGCTCGATGTACCGGCGCTTCCGGGAGTAGATGCTCAGCGGCTTCCCGTCGTCGGCCGTGGTGATCATGATGATGAGCGGCTGGGTGCGGGAACCCGTGCCCGTCTCAATCGCTTCCACAAGGTCGGGCTTCGCGTGCAGGTGCAGCTCGTCGATGACCGCCCCGTGCACGTTCGCCCCGTGCAGGGCCTCCGCCACGCTGGAGACGACGGCGAAGTAGCTGTTGGTCCGCGGGTGGATGATGCGGTACTGCAGTGCCCGCACATGACCGAGCAGGGCGGGCGCGGTGGTGGCCAGCTGCTTCGCCGGGGCGAAGGTGTAGGAGGCCTGCGCGGCGGTGGTGGCCGCGGCGAGGACCTGCGCCCCCGCCTCCCCGTCCGCCGCCGTCAGGTACAGGGCGAACCCCCCGCACATCGTGGTTTTTCCGTTTTTCCTCGGAACGTCGACGTACAGGGAGCGGATGATGCGGACGAACCGGCCTGCCTCATTTTTTTTTACCCACCCGAACACCGGGGCGATGATGTAGGCGATCTGCCACGGGTCAGGGGTCAGCGGCTGCCGGGCGAGGACGCCCTGCGTGTGGCGGAGCATGGAGAAGGCGGCCAGCACCCTATCCACCCGCTCGGCGTCGAACACCGCACCGTTGACCGTCCGCGGCTCCGGGGTCTTCACCAGCGGCGGGAACTCCGGCAACGCGATTCCCCGGGACGCCATGTACCACGCGACCTCGGGGCTGATGCGCAGGCGGCGCAGCGTCGCCGCCGGGGGCACACCCGCCGGCGCCTTAGGCGAAGGGGTTGCTGCTGATGGCTTCTTGCCCGACATTGGAGGCGTTCCGTTCCATGCTCAGTTTGTTCTCCGCCGCCGGGGTCAGCCCGTACTCGGCGCACCAGCTGCGGAACTCCTGCCCGTACTCCCTCTCAATCCGCACCCACGAGGCGGTGACCACGCCTTGGCTGTTCTTCGTCAGCAGCCCGTACTGGCGGCGCTGCCGCACCGCCTGCCGCCACACCGCGAAGACCTCGCAGGCGATTTCGAGGCTGGCCTGATCCAGCGGCTTCAAAATCCCCACCGTGCTCATCTGCTCCACGATGTGGTCCCAGAGGGCACTGGCGTCGGGGGACATGTCGCGGGGCTTCTGCAGCGCCCCGCGGTTGAACGGGATGTCGGGGGGCACCAGACGGCCGCCCGAATCGCGGCCGGGCCCGGTGCCCGCCAACAGCTTCAGATTCCGTGGTGCCGCCTTCCTGCCCTTACTCGCCGTCGCCGCCATCGCCATTCACCTCCACCGCATCCAGCGCTTCGAGGCTGGCCTGCGTCTCCACACCGCTCATCCGCGCCGCCGCCGCCCGCCTATCGCCCTTCAGGAAAACCAGCACGTCCTGATGGGTGCGGCAGAGGGCGCGGGTGGCGGTGAACGCCCGGGCGGCACGCAGCCGGGCGGTGCCGATGGCGGTGATGAGCATGGCGTCGTTCTCCAGCCACAGCCCCGCCTCGTGCGCGGCGCGGACCATGAGGGAACGCATGTCCATCAGGTGCCCCGCCTTGTTGCGGACAGCGCCGACGATGAACACCGCGTAGCTGTTCGGCCGCAGCCGCCCGGCCGCGTGGCGGATGTTCTCGACCATCGCGGCCTCGAAGTCGCCATGGGAGAGGTTGGACAGGTCCCGGGGGTCGTCGCTGTACACCTCTAGGTCGTAGTACGGCGGGCAGCCCAAAATCATGTCGAACGCCTCGGCGGGCAGCTGTTGCAGCTGCTCGGACGATTCGCCGACGATCCACTCAGGGGCAGGCTCCCCGGCGATGGCGAGCTGCAGCCGGTTCGCCGCCACCTGTTCCTCCCGCAACTCGACCCCGGTGTAGGGGCGGCCGAGGCGGGAGGCGACGATGCCGCGGACGCTGCCGCCCGCCCACGGGTCGAGGACGTGGCCGCCGGGCGGGCAGTACCACCTGTACATCAGCTCAGTCAGCACAGGGTCGAAGATGCTGGTGCCGGTGCTGCCGTACGGCAGCAGCCGGTCCCCGTGCTGCTCCACGATCTCCTTGTCGGTCAGCGCACGCCCCGCCGCGGCCTCCGCCTCGTTCTTCACCGGGTACCAGTTCGCGAACTGGCTGGTCGGGGCGTCGTAGACGAGGTTCCCGTCCCGGCCGAGTTCTGATTGGATGCCGAGGTCCTTCCACGCCTGCTTCCGTGCCCGCCAAGGTCCCTGCCGGGCGTCGAGGACGGTGAAGGGCGGGGCACCGAAGCGCTCGGCCAGCGCCCCGTTCGACTGCGTGCCGCCCGGGGCGGTGCCTAGGGCATCCTGCGTCTCCCGTGCCATGCGTTCGAGGAACGATTCGTCGTACCCGGTGCCCGTCAGCTGCGGCAGGCTCTGCAACAGCTCCTGCAGCGCATCCTCGTCATAGATCGCCAGATCGTTCGTCCGGTTATCGACGAGCACTATACGGGCCGCCTCATCATCGTCGACGTCGACGAAGGTGACGGCGATGGACTTCCAGCCCAGCACGTCCCGCGCCGCCTTCAGCGTGTGGTTCCCGGCAAGGACCTCGTTGGTGCCTGCGCGGACGGTGATGGGCTTGTACTGGCCGTTAACCCGGAGGGATTCGGCGATGGCGTCCACGTCGCCGAGGCGCGGGTTCCGCCCGTAGTGCTGCAGCCCGTCGACGGGGACGATCAGCTTCTCCAGCGTGGAGTGAATGTTGTGTGTTTCGTGTGCAGTGTCCATGGCGGGGTTCCTTCGGTTGAGCTGCGCAGGTGCGCAGGTACGGAGCTCCGCATCTACGGAGCTCCGTAGGTGCGCATGTAGGCGGTTACGGAGGTCCGGAGATGCGGAGGTGCGGAGGTGCGGAGGTGCGGTGTTACGCAGGCGGGTCGGTCTCGATCCAGTACACGTTCACCGTCGTCGTCTGCGGGCCCGTGCTGCCCGTATCCAGCGTCAGCGCATTGCCCGGGCCGAGGATCAGGCCGCGGGGGAACTCCAGCTGCAGCGGTGCCGCCGGGTCGACCCGCGATTCGGAATCCCAGAACGTGCCGCCGCTGGCCGCGACATTCGACCACTGCACGGTCCCCTTCGCGGGCACGTTGGGGACCGCCAGGTTAAGGCTCCGCGGCGTCAGCGCATTCGCCGGGGACACGGTGCCGCCTGAGCGGTAGCGGACCTGCTGGCCGATGCTGGAGTAGACGGTGAAGGCAAGGACCGTCAACAGCACACCGGAGGTGCCGGGGTTCTCCACCCGCAGCGCGCACCGGTCGCTCGGCTGCCCGGTGCCGGGGATGCTGATGGCCTTCCCGGCGATGTACATGCGCCCCGCCTTCAGCGCGGACAGCAGCGGGTCGTCAACCGGGATGGCAGGGGTGAGGCTCGTGGTGGACGCGTCGGCCGGGACCGCCCCGGGGAACAGCGCGACCTCGGGGGCGTACTCGCCCGGCCGCACCTCCACGAAGCGGCGCTTGACCCCGCCGCCCTCCCACACAATGTCGCCGCCGCTTTGTGGAGCCATGTTGCGGAATCCTTTCTCGCGTTTTCACCAGTGCTGGCACGGGTAGCGTGCTACATAGGGTGCTACATAACCGCTGGGGCTTTGTACCACCCTTTGTAGCGCTGAGGTCCTGAGATTCCGCCTGATAACGGGAGATCGGCCTCTGCAGAATCGAGGGGGTGTTCGATTTTTGCCGCGGTGTGCGGCGGGGCACCTTGGCGCGCCCCCCGAACCCCCCTGCCGCGATCCGGACCCCCTTTGTACCCCCCGTTGTAGTACGGCACCCCCGCCGGCGCTGGGATGCGCCCCCCTTCGGGCTCTGCGTTTTTTGTATGGGTGGTTGTACTGCTGCCGGCGCGTGGTTAGTGGGGTGTTGGGGGCTTGTGGCTCTGCAGCCTTGTGCGGCGTTCTAAGGCGCTCTTTTCTCGGTGGTGGGTTCCACATAGGGTTTGCAGGTTTTCGTCGCTCAGAGCGGCTCCTGCGGACGCTACGGGGATGATGTGGTCGACCTCTAGGTCCTCGGTGCTGCCGCATACCCTGCAGGCTGGTTCCCTGCGTAGCTGCCGGGCGCGGATGGTGGTGCGTTGCCTGCCTGTGAGGGTGCGGGTGTTGGCGCTGGGGTTTTGCCAGGCTTTTCGTTGGTGCCGGTCGCACCTGCCGGTTGTGGTGATGGTCCCGCACCCGGGTTCTGTGCAGCGGGAGCCGGGTGCGGTGGGCACGGCTACCTGCGTACTGCGCCGATGAGGAGGGTGACGGCGATGATGAGTAGGAGGACGTTGGTGAGCAGCAGGGTGTCCATGGTGCGGCCCTTCCGGGTGTGGGGTGGGAATGGGGAAGGCCACCAGCGGTCTCAGGCTGGTGGCCTTCCCTTTGGCGGGGCCTCCCCCGGGCTGGGGCGGGGTCCCTAGATGACGGTCAGGTCCGTCGTTATGTGCAGCACTTGCCATCCGAGAGGGGCTGCAGGGCGGGTCTGGGGCACGCCCATTGTGCCCCCAGCGTATCGCCGGTTGGTGGGGTTTGTGAAGGGGGGTTTAGTGTGGGGGTGTTCGACCCGCAGCTGGTGGAGCACGACACACAGGGGCCCCGGTCAGTGTTTGCTGCCGGGGCCCTGCCTATACTGGGGTGCGGCAGTGGCCGGGTTCGTTTTTCGGGAGTAGGGCGGACCCTTGACCCGCCGTCTAGCCGCCGGTCCCAAAGCGGCGGCTCCGCCCCCGCAGGGCTCGAGCCCTGCGGGGGCACCTTACGTTTGGTGGGCGTGGAGCATGGCGGTGAGGGCGGCCTGCGCCTGCAGGGGCACCACCCCGTCGCCGCAGACTTTGAGCTGCTGGTTGCGGGTGAGCCCTATGGCGGGGTCGGTGACCCACCCGTCGGGCAGCCCCATCATCCACTCGGTGAAGCGGGGGCTTAGGCGCTCTGCCCGTACCCGTCCAGTAGGCTCGGTTGGTCGTGGCGCGGGGCGGCCGGTGACGTGTTCCCATCTGCGGATGGCTTGGGTGTAGGGGCCCCAGTCTGTAGGAGGTGTTCCACCTCGTCCGCCAGTGTCGGCCCGTGCCCGCCCGCTTTCCGTTTGTCGGGGTGCTGGGAGCCGCCGTTGCTGGCCAGTTGTGTCGTCGGGGTGCGCAGCAGCAGCCGTTCGCTGGGGTCCAGCCCCATCAGGGTCACTATCTGGTTGGTGAGGAAGACCTGCCCGGTGGTGAGCCTGCGGGCGACGCCCATGGTGTTCGACGGTTTCCGGCCTTCGGCCGCTACTGGTGTTTTGAGCAAGGAGGAAGACCCGGTATCGGGGGTGGCACGCCCCCACGTCGGCAGCGCGTAGGCCGCGCCATTGCGCGTCATACCCGAGGTCGGCCAGATCGCCGAGTACGCGACCGAGTGCTCGCAGAGCAGGCTGGCCTGCGTCCCGGGTATTTCCCATGCATCGCGGGCACTGTTCCAGATTGCTATCGGCTCGGGCACTGTACGCTCCTCTGACGTTTTCCCAGACCACCCATTGGGGGCGGTGGGTTGCTATGGCTTCGCGCATCTGCACCCACAGGTTTGAGCGGGTGCCTTCCGTCATGCCTGCCCGCTGCCCGGCGTGGGAGAGGTCTTGGCAGGGGGTGCCGCCGCTGATGATGTCGGGGCTGGGGATGGCCGCCCAGTCGATGGCGGTGATGTCCCCGTAGTTGGGGACGTGCGGGTAGTGGTGGGCGAGGATGCGGGCGGGTGCGGGGTCGTTTTCGCAGAACCCGATGGTGGTGGCTCCGAGGGCGGCTTCGACGGCGAGGCCGAGGCCGTTGTACCCGGCGCAGAGTTCGAGGGTGGTCAGCATGGCTAGGCCCGCATGTTGGTGTTGAGCCATTCCCATTCGTGCAGCGGCCACGCCGGGCGGCCGCGCCACCAGAGGCCGCATTGGGCGGGGCTGGGGTTGCACCCGTCGTGTTCGCAGACGACGGCGGGCTGCTGGTGGTGTTCGGGCCCTATGAGGCGGATGCGGAGGCCGGGGCGGTGGCACCACGGGCAGTCGGTGCGGAGCAGCTGCCCGTCGGGGTTTTCGGCGAACTGTTCGGTCATGCGGGCGCGGATGCGGTGGATGGTGTGTTCGGCGCGGGCCTGCAGCAGTTCGGGGGTGTGGGGGTGGCGGGCGGTGATGTAGCGCAGCTGCGGCCCGGGGTGCTGCGTGGGTTTGGGGGGGTGTTCATCGAGGGTGTGGGCGATGGTGTTGGCGAGGTTGCGGGTGGTGGTGGTGATGCGGTGGATGAGGTCGAGGGTGTCGAGGTCGAGGGGGGCTGGTGTGGTGTCTTCTGCCGTGCTGGGCTGCCCGGGCCCGGTTTGTTGCCGCCATGGGCGGGGTGTGCCGGGTTCGCGGTAGTCGAGGAGGTCTGCCCAGCGGCGGATGATCCATTGGGCGTCGGCTGCGATGTCGTACCTCATGGTGTGCCCCCGGTGGTGGTGACTTGGTGCGCCCACCGCTCGTCTTCGTACAGGTCAAGGTCCTCGTTCACAGCTGCCCCCGGGGGTGGATGGTGATGGTGCAGCCGGGCTCGCACCCGACCGCCCAGTTCTTGGTCGCGTGCCATGCGACGATGCGGGCGTCGTCGGTGTACACGCCAGCGGTTTTGAGGGGGTCGCCGAGGGCGCGTTCGAGTTTGTCGAGGTCTGGGGTGCCTGCCGGGTAGTCCGGGTATCGGGTGGTTTTGGGGCGGGGCAGGTAGAAGTCGGCGTGGACGGCGAGGGGCCCGTCGTAGGGTTCCCAGCCGGGCCCGGCGGCGGCCCGGGCTGCGGTGATGATCGCGGCTTCCCATGCGGCGAGGTGTTTGGACATGGGGATGAGGCGGCCTTTGCCGACGTGCCGCATGCTGCCTTTGGCTGCGGGGCGGCCGGGGATGTGGAAGGTGAGGGGCCCCTGCGGCTGCTCAGAAGGGTGGTTGGGCATGGTGCTGCCTTTCCGGTTCGGCGGGGATGGTGAGGCCGGGGTAGCGGTGCCCGCAGCGGTGGGCGGGGACCACTGGGGGGGCGTTGGGGGTGCCTGCGGGTTTTTGCCAGCGGTCGCGGTGTTGGATGTGGGCGGTGCTGCCGGTGTGGTGGAGCCGGTAGGTGGGGCGGTGTTCGAGGGCGCAGATGAGTTCCTGTACCGGGTTCAGCGGTGTGGGGTCGACGGTGGCGGGGGAGCCGATGACGGGGTCGTCTAATCCGGTGAGGATGATGGCCTGGCATTTGGGGCAGCGGGTCCAGACCGCGGTGGCGCGGAATGCTATGGGGTGCTGCAGCTGGAGTTCTTCGCACAGCCATGCGGGGAGCAGCCCGCCGTCTGGGTGGGGGTGGCGGGGGGCGGGGAGTGTGAAGAGGGTGGGGGACGGCAGTGACCGTTTTTTTGGGGGTTTTTCTCTTAATGTGTGTGCGCGTGATCTTTGATTAGTACCGGTTTCCCGAAAATCGGTCACTATCGGTCACTCCCCCCTGTTTTGCCCAGTGTTGGCGGGGTTTTTGGGAGTGACAGTGACCGTTTTTTTCGGTCACTGAACGGTCACTAACGGTCACTGGCAGTGACAGTTCCAAAGTGACCGTTTTTGGGGGCGTTTTCACGGCTTTTTCCGGTTCACGAACAGCTCGACCAGCCAGTGGAAGAAGCGCAGCAGCACCCCCGCCTCGGTGTCCGCGCCGGGGGGTTCCGGGCCCGGTTCGGGGCCCGGTTGGGGTGCCGGTGCGGCGGGCCCCGGGTAGAGCCAGCCGAGGTCGATGGGGGAGCAGGCGGTGTTGTTGCCGGGGACGTTTTTGTGCAGGATGGGGGTGAGTTCCCGGCCGTAGTGCTTCTCCAGCAGCGCGTCGAGGGCGAGGACGTTGGCGGCGATTTTGGCGGCGGTTTCGGTGGGTGTGCCGTCCGGTTTGCGGTCGCAGATGCGCGGGTCGATTTCGGTGCCGATGCTGTCGTTCCCGCCGGGCCCGGCGTGGTAGGCGCGGTCGGTGAGCCCTACGGTTTGCGCGACCCGGTTCTCGCCGATTTGGAAGTGCGGGGATTTGTAACTGCCCTCCCGCGCCCATTCGCCTAACGGGCTGGTGAAGGGGATGGGGGGGGTGCCCCACCAGTGATGAACGTGGAGGGGGGGCTGGGCGGGGAAGTTCCCGGTGTCGACGTTGCTGCTGTGGGCGGGGTGTTTTTCGACGGGGATGCCGTTGATGAACTGGAAGGCGAGGGTGAAGTCGTAGGCGGGCACCGGGGGCGGGGGCGGGGCTGGCGCGGTGGTGAGGTCGGGTAGTTCCCCGGGCCCGGGCTGGGTGAGGGCCCCTGCCCAGACGTACCCTGCGGTGTATTTGCCGACGAACCAGATGTCTGTTTCGCCCGGGTAGGGGGCGGTGGCGTGGATGTAGCCTTTGAAGTCCAGTACCCGGTCGGGGACGTAGGTGTTGACGACCGCCCCGTTTTTGTCGGGGGCGGCGCGTAGGATCGCCCCGTGGGGGCCTGTGAGGCGCTGGTGGGGCTGCAGCGGCGTCTCGGCCGGGTTGAGGTCGGGCAGGCCCGCGGTGCTGGGGTCGGTGAACAGCTGGGACCATGCGTAGCCTTGTTCGTCTTTGAACCACACGTCTGAGCGGGTGGTGCCGCTGGTGACGGGTTCGCCGTGGACCCAGCCGGTGAACGCCCATGTTTGGTCGATGGTGGCGAGGACGGGGGCTGTGGTGCTGGGCTGGGCGCGGAGGTTGATGTTCACCCCGTCGGGGTCCCGCCAGTTGGCTTGGCGGGGCGCTGCCGGGGTCACGTCCTGCGGGGGTGCGGTGTCGAAGTTGGGGCGGCACCAGCCGATCACGGGGCCCGTGGTTGGGGAGTCGTAGGGCAGCCAGCCTTCGAACACGGGGCATTGGAGGAACCCGTCCTGCTGCAGCACCCGCATCCCGGTGGTGTCGGCGGCGAGGACGACGGCGACGTGCCCCCACGGGTTGACCCCCCATTCGGGCGTGCCGGCGAACACCACGAAGTCGCCGCGGGCGGGGACCTGCCCGGGGTCGGCGGGGTTGTTTTGGATTTTGTGCCAGTAGTAGGGGTCGGGCCCCCACAGCAGGTCTTCGGCGTTCCCCCAGCCGACGCACTGCTGCCATGGGACTCCGAAGATCGCCTCCCCGTACGCCTGTATGGTGTCGACGCATTGGAAGCCGTGCACGTTGTCGGGGTTGACGTAGGTGCCGGGGATGCGCCGGAACCAGTCTTCTTGAAGCTGCAGGGTGCTCATTGGTTGCTCCAGTGCTCGGGCGGTTCGGGGTCGTTGGCGAAGACGGTGATGCCGGTGTAGTAGCGGTGCCCGTTGGAGCGGGTTTGGGCGACGCCGTGGCGGAGGCGGAGGTCGCGGCCGAACTGCTGGGGGGTGAGTTCCTGCTCGCCCTGCTCCCTGCACCACTGCGCGTATTCGCGGCGCATGTGGGCGGTGTTGATGCGGAAGGCGGTGGCGGGGCCCAGCTGGCAGCGGTCGGTGATGAAGCGGGCGAGGGCGTCTTCTTCTTCGGCGTAGGCGCTGGTGGCGGCGAGGACGCTGGCGGGTTCTTTGAGGCCGTGCCGGTGGAGGGCGACCGCGCCCTGCACCACCCAGTTGAGGATGCCGGGGCCTTCGGCGGCGATGAGGGTTTGGGCGAGGTTTTCGATCCGCTCGTCCTCGCTGATGGTGTGGGTGAAGGGGATGAGGCGCAGCCTGCGCCAGAACGATTCGCCGCCTGCGCCGACGGCGGGCTGGTGGTTGCCCATGAGGATGAGGGTGTGGGTGGGGGTGAAGGTGAAGTGGTTTTGGTGCATGTAGCGGGCGGTGAGCCTGTCGCCGCCGGTGAGGAGCTTGGTTTTGGCTTCGTCGAAGCGGGCCCCTTGGTTGACTTCTGAGCAGGCGACGAGGCGCATGCCTGTGAGGCGGGCGATTTCGGTTTCGTGGTGTTCGCGGCCTGCCATGAGGAACCCGGCGGGGGCGGTGGTGGCGTAGTCGCCGAGGATGGCGATGAGGACGTCGAGGGCGACTGATTTGCCGTTCCCGCCGGGCCCGAAGAGGAAGGGGAGGATGTGGTGGGTGACCTGCCCGGTGGCTGCGTACCCGGCGAGGCGTTGGAAGTAGCCGGTGAGTTCGGGGTCGCCGTTGAAGGTGGTGTGGAGGAATTTTTCCCAGCCGGGGCAGCCCGCGTCCGGCTCGTACGGGGCGGCTGTGCGTTTGGTGTGCAGCTTCGCCGGGTCCGCCGGGCTGCGTTCCCCGGTGGTGAGGTTGATGATCCCGGCGGGGGTGTTGAGTTCGTAGGGGCGGGCGTCGAGCTGGTCCATGCTGACCCGGATGCGGGGGTCGCGGCGGGTGAGGGCGACGGCGGCTTCGATGCCGCGGCGGGAGAGGCTGCGGCGGATGTGGTTGTACACGGCCTCCTTCCCCTCGTCGTCGATTGCTTCGATGGTTTCCCAGCAGTGTTGTGTGACGGGCCCGTCGTCCTCCTGCCACGCCCACCGTGTCCCGTCCCACTGCAGCCACGCGCCGCGGGCGGGGGAGTACCTGGTGGTTTGCCCGTGCCGGTTGATGAGCAGTTCGGCGTTGCCGTGGTCGGTGAGGGTGACGTTGGTGGTGGTGGCGGGGAGGGGGTGCACGGTGGCGAGGGCCGCGGTGCCCACGGCTGCGGGCTCCGCGGGGGTGAAGGGTTTGAGGCGGATGACGTTGGCGGGCGCGGTGCCGGGGTCCCCGTACCCCTCGGCGCGGAGGGCGGCGGCGGCGGCCCGGTGGTCCCCGCCGTGGTGCAGTACCGCGTAGGCACCGAATTTTGTGTACGCCCGCTCCGGGTCGAACTCGGTGCTGGAGGTGAAGACGTAGAGCCGGTCCCGGTCCTCGGCGTACCCGGTGGTCGCCGACTGCCCGGTGCTTTTGCCGGGCCTTCTCCAGTAGGTGGTGCGCCCTGCGGTGTACAGCCGCACCCACCCGGCGGGTTCGAGGATTTCTTCCCATGTGACGGCGGCCTCGTACGCGTCGCCGGGGGACATGCCGCCGTCACGGCGGGGCTGCGCCCGGTCCCACTGCTGCGCCGGTTCGGGTGTTTGTTCGGTGAGGGTGGCGAGGATGGCGTGGAAGTCCTCCCGGTCGCCGGGGGTGAGGGTGGGGATGGTGGCGGGGCCCCCGGCGAGCCGGGCCCAGCGGCCGCCTGCGGGGTGCACGGTGCCGTTGGAGGGGGCGACGACGCTGTAGCCGCCTTCGCCCCGGGTCTCGGCAAGGACCTGCAGCCGGGCCTTCGGGCTGTGCAGCAGCTCGTCCGGGGTGCTGGGGCGGGTCGCGAGTTTCGTGTTCCCGGGCACGGGCCCGGCGAGGCGGTAGAACCAGTGGATGCCGCCGGAGGGGGTGTGTTCGATCCAGCCGGTGTTCAGCGCGTCCCACAGGTCGAGGTTCCCGGCGGCTTTGGCGACGTCGCGGAGGTGGGGGACGCGCCCGGCGGCCCGGCCTTCGATTTCGGCCATTTCGAGGCCGCCGCTGATGTGCCCGGTGACGATGCCGAGGCCGGGCCCGGGCTGGGTGAACCATGCGCGGGCCTGTTCGGGGTCGGCCCGGCGGTTCTGGTATTGCTTCCACGCCCCCATGGGCTGTTTGGTCCCGTCGGGGCGGACGGGGAGGATGCTGATGCCGTGCTGCAGCAGTTCCAGCGCTGTGTCGAGCAGCAGGTTGCTCATAGTGCCGCCCCCCAGAGGGTGCGCTGCTGGTACGCGGTGCCGTGCTCCACCCTTGGCCGGGCAGGGGTTGTCCAGCCATCACGGGGCGGGCGTTCGGCAAGGACCTGCCAACCGGCGGCGCGGAGCGACGACCCCGGTTCGCCCTTCTGCGTGTAGGTGATGAGCCTGCGGTAGCCGAGGGCTTTGGCTGCCCGCCATGCTGCCCCGTACAGCATGGAGTTCGCGTGCCGGGTCCCGTCCGTCGCCGTCCGGTTCACCTCCAGCGTCAGCCCGTCGTCGTAGTGCCGGGCGATGGGGCGGCCGACCATGGCGACACCGACGAGCCTGCCGTCAGCTGCCACGCCGACCGAGTGCCCCCGGGGGGCCCGGTTGTGCCGGTGGTGGGTGGTGATGAAATCGCACGCCTCGCGGAACGATACGGGGCAGAGGGTGAGCATGGCGGCCGCCTTCCTGATGGGCGTGTGGGGGCCCCGCGGCCGGGCTGGGGGGCAGACCCGGCCGCGGGGGGTTTTATGAGACGGGCAGGTTGCGGATGGCCTGTACCTGCGCGAGTGTCGCCCCGGTGTTGTCAGCGATGGTCTGGTCGGGCAGGTTGAGGCCGAGCAGGGCGCGGATCGTGTCGATGTTCACGCCTGCCGGGGCTGCGGCGGGTTCGGTGATTTCCCCGGTGCTAATGTCGACGTGCCCGCCGTTCTGCTGCGCAGCCGGTGGCTGTTGCGCGGGGGCGGGCTGGGTGAAGCCGCGGGGGTGGGCGTTGACCCATGCGGAGGCGATGGCGGCGTCCTGCGCACTGTACTCACTCAGCTGGTAGGGGGCGTTCTTCCCCGGCTTCGCCTCCCCGTAGGTGAGGCGGCCGAGGGCGGGGTTCGCGTGCCCGATGTACTGCTTCAGCTGGCCGATGAGGACGCCGGGGAAGATGAACGTGTCGTGGTACTCCTGCCCCGGGCTGGGCCCGTCGAGGACCACCACGTCGGCCACGAGGGGGTCTTTCAGGCCGAGGCCCTCGGTGGGGACGCCGACCTCAATTTTTTTGGGGTAGATGAGCAGGAGGCGGCCGAGGTTGTCCTTCAGGTCGATCCTGTCGCCGCTGCTGGTGCCGGGCTGGTTGAATTGGGGGTCCATGGCGGGTTCCTTCTACTTGGTGGGGATGGGTAGGGCGGGTTGCTGCTCGGGTCCGGGGTCGGTTTCGCCGTTGACGATGTAGCGTTCGAAGCGGCGCGCCAGCGCGAGGATGTCCGCCCAGCTGGTGCCGTCCGCTACGTTGTCGATGGCGAGGCGCAGGCAGCTGTCGCGCACCTCGGGATAGTTCAGGGACACGTTCAGGCTCCTGTCGGGGTGAAGGGTTTGAGGGTGGGGGCGGGCCCCCCGCACCAGTCGCAGAACCGGGAGGTGCAGGGGCTAAAGCCGTTCACCGCGTCGGTGATGCCGAACACGGTCAGCAGGTTGTGCATGGCGTTCGCCCTGTCCAGTGCGGCCTGCGCGATGCCCGGGTTGTACCGCTCCCACCACAGATAGGCGCTGCCAAGGTCCCCGCCGTCGCGGGGCACGAACGCGATCATGACGAGCCGGGGGGTTTTGCCGGCGTTCTCCCAGCCGCGCCCGTACAGGTGCGCCTGCGCCCGGTACTGCGCCCATGTGGGGGAGGCGTAGGGGCTGTCGGGCCCGTTCGCCCTGTAGTCGTTCAGCGAGGATTTGCCGACGAACTTGTGGTCGATGACGGCCTGCGTCCACTCGTCCCACAGGTCGCATGAGCCGCTGATGGGCTGCCCGGCGATGGTCCCGACGGTCACCCGCTGCTCAGTCAACCAGCGCCCGAAGAACAGGTCCGTCGCCGCCTCCGCGTCGAACCACTGCTGGACCTGCGCGTGGACGGCGGTGCCGATGGCGGGGGCCCATGCGGGCTCCCCGGCCGGTGGCCGGTCCCCGTTGAGGCGGTGCAGCAGTGCCCGGGCGCACGGGTTCCCGACCTCGGACGGGCCGATGAGCTGCTGCTGGGAGCGGGGGTGGGCGGCGACGCCGCGGCGGAGAGTTGCCAGGTACTCGTCCTGCAGTGCCGCCGCCTCGGCTTCCAGCCCGGCGGTCGCCGTCATTGCCCGACGACGACCTTCGGGGTGCCCTCGGCTTGGAAGGCGCGGACTTCTACGGGCAGCAGGTGCTCGCCTATCGCCTTCATGTCCGGTTCGTGCCGGTACAGGTGCCCGTACCGGGCGGGCGGGTAGGTGGCGATGAACCGGGCTTTGTCGAAGCGGGGGTTGTGCTGGATTGAGATGGTTTGGCCTGCGTGCCGGTGCGGCCCGTAGTCGAGCAGCCGCCGGAACTCGGCCTTGATTTCGTCCATGCGCTGCTGGATGGGGTACAGGGCAGCGTTCAGGGACGCGTACTCCCGCGATAGCGCTTCTAGCCGCGCTATATCGCTATGGGGGGTTAATTGTGTACTGTCACTGCTGGTGGACATGTGAGAGTGCCTGCCTTCGTGTAATTGCGAGTTACATGGAATGGAAGGGGCCCGTCACCGCTGCGAACGGTGGCGGGCCCCTCTTGTGTCATGGCGTGTAGCGGTGCCCCGGGCCCGGGTCGACGAGGTGGGCGACGGGCACTTGCAGCCATGCGGCTATCAGCTCAATATCGTTCAGATCAAAGGCCCCCTCGCCCTGTACTTTCCGGTTGGCCGTGTATGGGGTGATGCGCAGCAGCTCGGCGAGTTCGCTGTTGCGCTTTTTCCGGGCAGCCATGAATGCGCGGATTTGCGCGGCGACGCGCTGGTTCGCGGTCGTGACAGCATTTGTGACTCCCCTAGTCATGGGTAAAACGTAGTCGGTTATCCGGCAATTGAACAGGCCCCTTATTTCCCGTGCCCGGGGGGTAAATGCCGCCGCCGGGTGCCCCGGGGGCGGGGCCCGCTGCCGCCCCGGTTCACCCCGGCGCGCTAATTAACCCGTGGATGGGGTAAAAACAGCGTCTGGGGGTAGTATGCGGGGGTATGAGCAGACGACGGGATGAGCCCGGGAAATATGCACGAATGGTATCGGCGGAAGTGCGCTCGGTGATGGGGAACCTGCGCATTTCCGGTCTGCGGCTATCGCAGGGGGTGGGGGTCTCGCAAAACTATCTATCGAAAAGATTGCGTGACGAACTGCCGTTCACAATTGACGACATCGAGCTAATTGCGGGGGTGCTGGGGGTGGATTATGAAACGCTGGTGCTGCCCGCGGCGCACAGCTACGACGGGTCAGGACCTAAAAATCACGAGGTGAGGGGCAGCAGGGCATGAGTGCAGCAGCGAAGCACGAGAGGGCGGGCGCAGGGATCGAATCGGAGCAGGGGCAGCACGAGGCGGAAGAGTATTTCTTCGACGCGGTGGGCAGGCGGCGGAAGCTGGCGGCCGGTGCCATGAAGGCGATCATGCGGGAGTTTGAGCATGGGGTGCCGACGCGTGAGCTGGCCGAGCGGTACGGGGTGTCGACGCACCTGATCCTGACGATCTGCTACCACACGCCGAAGGGCGCGCCGCTGCGCAGGCCCGAGCCGCCGGAAAAGCGGCAGGTCACCTACCTGCAGCCCGTGGACGGCGATGGGGGTGATGGCGCGTGATCCCGACGCTGAACGAGATTATTGAGGCGAACAAGTTGCTCATATCGGTGGGCGGAGAGGACCAGATGCCGCGGCTCGCTGCGGTCGCTATTGAGCGGTCCCTGCAGCAGCAGCACAGGATCGAGCGGGCGCTTAAATATGCGGCCGAGGCACCGCCGAACAGCATGCACGCGAAGAACATGGCGCGCATCCTCGACGGGTCGATCACGCTGGATGATGAGCTGCAGGAGGTGCGGGACGCGGAGGCGCGGCTGAACGGGCTGCAGGAGCAGGCGGGTGCTGCTGCGCTGCCCGCGCCGCGCCGCACCCGGGGCCCGGGGAAGAAGCAGCGGGGGCCCGGGCTCGCCGGGCGGTCGACGAAGGAGCGGAAGGAGTTCCGGGCGTGGATGGCGAGGCAGCAGGATGCGCCTGTGCTGCCGATGAACGGGCCTGTGCCGCAGCAGTGGGTTGATGCGTTTGATGAGGCGCGGGCCCGCGGCGCGCTGTTCGACTAAACGCTCCGCAGGGGGTGCCCCAAATATTGAGGGGCACCCCCTTTTTTGTGCCATGCGGCATTGCATAAAAGTGCTATACGGTATTGCATTTAGGTGCTATAGGGCATAGCATTGTGCCATAGCCGAAGGAGGCACCCAAAATGATCCGGATAACAGAAACCATCCACCACGGAGAGTTCCGCCGCGTCCAGTTCATCGACGTGGACGGGGAGCCCATGCGCCACCACATCGCGCAGCTGCTGGCGAACAGCCCGTACAACAAATTTGCTGCCGACGACACCTCGAAGATCGACCGGCTCCTCACCAGCCTGCTGAACGGGCAGCGGACGGAGCTGGGCTGGGCACGCTACACCCTCGAAGAGCGGTGAGCGGCGATGCTCACGCTGGCAGAAACCGTCACCGAGTCCCTGCTGTTCGCCTACCGGCAGCAGCTCACCGCGGGCCTGCTGGACGACGCGGCACGGACCCGCCGCCTGATCCTTACCCTGAACGACGAACCAGAAGAGGACTGATCCCCAATGGCAACCACCTACCTCGTCACCCGGGGCACCCGCCACGTCAGCGATGACACCTACTTCGCGGTCACCACCTACAGGTTCAACGACGGCGACGAGTTCGAGATCACGGTCGAGTGGCACCGGAACGCCCGGGGCGCATGGCGCGCCGGACACACCCGGTACTACCGGGCGGGGCGGCCGGTGATCCCCCGGGCGCTGTACAGCAAGCTCGACCGGGCGGTAAACGCGAGCGAATAAAAAGCCTGGCAAAAAGTGCTATACGGTATTGCATCTAGGTGCTATGCCGTGTAGCATTGTGCCATAGCCGAAGGAGGCACCCAAAATGACCAACCACACAGCCAGCATCGAATGGGCAGAACTCACGCTTACCGAGCGGGTTTGGCATGTGGCCACGCTGGCGACCCTGTGGGCACTGCCCGCAGCCGCCATCGCCCTCAGCTTCCTCGGCATCATCCACTAGCACCACCCAGCAGCAAGGACCGACCTGAAATGACCACCACCCCAGCAACAGCCCTCGAAACCCTCGTAGACCGCTACGCGGCCGCACGGACCATCTTCGAATCCGCGCCCCTCGGGCCCCGCACCGACCGGGCGGAAGCCCGCATGGAAGCCATCATGGCACAGGCTGAAAAGCTCGGCCTCGCCGACCAGCTGACCAAGGCGCTCGGATACTAACAAAAAACCGGGGCCCCCACCCCGGGGGCCCCGGCACTAAACCGGGAAGGGAATGAGTGCAATGAACACCACCACAACAACGGTCGTGATCGACAGGGCGGACCTGCCCGATGCCTATCAGGGGTGGTACTACACCATCATCGGCTGCGGCGGCGACCTACAGGAATGGGTGAAGGGGTACAACGGCCTCCTGCAAGATGCGGGCATCGGCACCCCCAGCCGCTGGCTGCAGACCACGGGAGCCGAGGTGAACGCCTTCGCCGGGACCATCGGAGCGGTCAACGACCCGTTCAAGAACAACCTCACGCTGCTGATGTTCCCGCTGGAAGGGCTCCACGGCGGGCGGCTGGCGATGTTTAAGCTGCAGCACATGGACCGCTGGTTTAACGATGTCGTGGACAACATGACCGAGCGGGAAGAAGACGGCGAGTAGTTTTTACCGGGGGCCCCCAATCCCGGGGCCCCCCGCAACCGAAAGGAAATGAGAACCATGATCGAACTCCTAGACCTGTACCCGCAGCGCGAGGGCGAGGACGGCTTCGCCTACGCGCAGCGGCTGGCCGAGGAAGGGCGGGCGCGGGGCATCCTGCGCCAGTGCTCCATCGGCTGGCACAACGAGTGTTCATGCGCCCGGTACGGGTACACGGACTGCAAGTGCGAATGCCACCCCTTTAACCACACAAACCCGGCCGCCTAGCCAAGCCGCAGGCGGCCACCAACAAAACACCGGGAGGGTGAGAAAAATGAAAGTAGCAGTGATCCCCGCAGACCCCGCGCAGCCGGTGCGGGTGCAGGAGACCAAGAGGATTGACCTCGATTTTTTGAAGAACCTGGTAGATGGCTGGATCGAAGCCGTGGGCCTGCGGATCGCCGGCAATGACGAACCGGACCTGACCATGTTCCTGAATGAAGAGGGGAAGCTGCAGGGCCTGCCCGTGAACCCGCGGGCGACCGTGCTGGCGTGGCGGGTCGACGCCATCTACCCCAACGACCACATCGCAGGCACCGCCGTCATAGCGGGCCCCACCGACGCCCGGGGGTACGAGACGGGGCTGGACGATACGGAAGCCGCCCTGATCCTCGCCCTGTTCGACAGGGGTGGGCAGCCATGAGCTTCACGATGAGCGTTGCGCTGGTGCAGGTCACCGACACGCATGCGACCTTCGGCGTCACCCGCAGCCCCGACCTAGGCACGAACAAGATGGTCCTCGCCGGGATGATGGCGACGGTACTGGCGGCCGAACAGGGCGGCGAGTACCGGGAGTGGATGAGGCGGCTGGCACCCACAGCCACCACCGAGGGCTCGGAGTGGAAGGACCGGGTGGTGGTGCATGAGAAGCACCGGGGGGACGCCGCCCGGGTCACTGAGGTCACCGTGCGGTTCTGGACCGACGAGGACAGCATCTTCAAGCTGCAGCCCGACGGCAGCTACGCGGCCAGCATGTACGACCTGACACGCCCCCGGAAGGGAGGGAAGTGATGTGGCGGGTAACAGCCTCCGTTGAGTGGATCGACGCGGACACCTGCGTAACGCACCTCGCGGCCCGGGACCTGCCGCAGCAGACCGTGCCGTACCTGATGGAGTGGGCGCTGGCGCTGGAGCTGCGCTGCACGATTGAGGACCTAGCAGCCCGCGGCTGGGAGGCGCACCCGGAGGGGCCCGAGTATGTGGAGCCCGATGGGGTGTGGGCGCTGGACTGGGTGCGGGAAACCCCCGCCGGGTCGGTCGACGCTGACTGGGACGAGCATTTCAGGAAGGACGGATGAGATGGCACGGATAACAGGCCGGATTGAGCTGGGCGGCACCGTAACCGAGTTCTCCATCGAGGAAGGCTTGGGCTGGCAGCAGTGGGGCAGCGGCACCACCGAGCAGCTGAGCGAACGGGTGGAGATCATCGAGGCGCTGGTCGCCGGGCTCGCCGGGGAAGGAATAATGCTGGACGAGGACGAGGAGGGCTGAGCGGTGCTGGAGGAAATCAGGACCATCACCACCGCGGACACGGGCGAGGTAATCGTCGCCCCCGTGCTGCTGGACTACCACCTGAACACCGGCTGGGACTGGATGGATGAGGTGGACGACGCGGGCTGGGGCGCGCTGGGCACATGGGGCGTCGACGGCTACGACCTCGGCGACTGGCCGTATGTGATCGTCGCCGCCCGCTACACCCGGCACCGGGGGCGCGCCTTCTGGGGGTACGCCCTCTACTGCGAGGGTGATGTGCGGACCCACTGGTACGCCGCAAAGGTGCAGCTGTGGGAGGCCATCACCCGGGAAGCGTTCTTTTACTGGAAGCTCAACGGGCACGGGCCGAAAGTCGGCTGGGCTGAGCGGGCTGAGCAGCTGCCGATTGAACTGCGCCGCCCCCCGGGGTGGGTGCCGACACCGCCGCCGGAGGGGCAGCGGGAAGAAATGGGAGGGTGAGTACCAATGCAGGAACCAAAGTACCCGGACGTGTCCGTGCAGCTCACGGGCGAGGACGGCAACGCGTTCGCGATCATCGGCGCGGTAGCTAAGGCGCTGCGCAGGGCAGGGCACGCGGACGCGGTGCCCGAGTTTCAGGCCGAGGCGATGAGCGGGGATTACGACCACCTGCTGCAGACCGCCATGGCATATGTGGATGTGAAGTGATGGGCGAGTACCCGCGGGCCGCGCTGCAGGTGGAGCGCCTGTACCACGAGGCACCGACAGGAATGTACTTCTACACCCCGGACGGGATCGGCTGCATCTGGTACGACACCCGGGAGGGGGCGCTGGCCGACACGGATGCGTTCGGCGAGCCCATCATCACCATCATCCAAAAACTAGAAGACTAAGCAACACAGGTTGGCCGGGCCCCGTGCCCGGCCGCCGCAACCGAAAAGGAAAATGGAAATGGCACTCAGTCACAGCATCGAAGAGATGGTGGAGGCACTGCGCAAAGCCTCCGAACCACGCGACGCGTTCGACGACCAGAACAGGGTCAGCGCCGGGCGCTTGGAGGCAGTGGTGGACATCATCGCACTGGCGGCGGGCGCGATAGACCTCGGCCGCGGCGCTACGGCGAAGGAACTGGCCGAAGTCCACGCCAGCACGCTACTAACCCGCCCTGAGCAGGCCCGGGATTATGTGTCCGGGTATGAGGAGGCATGGGATGCGGTATTCAACATGCTCGACGGTGAGAACCGTAATGTACGGGGAGGGATCTAGCCGTGTCGCACTTTCCGCTACTGGTCATAGGGCCCGACCATGAGGGGCTGCTGCACCCCTTCGACGAAAACAGGGCCGTCACCCCCTACCTGGAATCCGCCGAATGGGAGGCGGCGCTGCAGGAGGCCCGGGCGCACTACAACGACCCGAAGGCGCAGAAGGAAATAATGCCCGACCATGAGCCGCTGGACCCGGCAGGGTGGGACGACCAGCAGTACCTCGACGCCTACTACGGGCCCGGGTACTGGACCGCCACCATGGGCGCAGCCAAAGGGTTCGAGCACTGGTCGACGTACAACCCGGACAGCAAATGGGACTGGTACGAGGTGGGCGGCCGCTGGGCGGGCCTGCTGCGCACCCGCGACGGGCGGGACGTCAATCAGTGCACCGCCGGGGAACTGGACCTCGACATGCTCGCTGAGCGCCCCCTGCCGCACGCCTACCTGCTGGATGGCAAGTGGCATGAGCAGGGGCGCATGGGATGGTTCGGTGTCGTACTGGACCAGAAGGATGAGCAGTGGTGGGCTGGGGAGGTCCGTGCCGCCCTCATGGGGCTGGACCCCGCTACCGAGCTCACGCTAATCGACTGCCACATTTAGGAAGGGTGATCACCATGGCAATCAGCAAGGACGACGTACGCACCGCGGTCGTTCACTACGAGGACGAACCGGACATCGGGATCGTGTCCTACGGGGACGCGGTGGCGGTGTCCATCAGCAGCACAGGCCCGGGCCGGTTCATCGTGAACATTGAGCGCACCGGGGACAACCGGGCCGACGTGGAGGTCACCATCGGCGGGGACGAGCCTGTGTGGGAAGGGGTGCTGCCATGAGCAGGCGCAGGCGGGAAACCGTGGTCCTGATGGACTACGCGGCCATCGCTGAGCGCACCGGGCTGGAGGTGCAGATGCTGCGGCTGTACAAGGCGCGGGGGAAGATGCCCGCCCCGGACTACATGGTGTCGCAGTCCCCGGGGTGGCTGCCCGAGACCATCGAGGAATGGGTGAAATCGTTCACCCCGGAGGGGCTGCCCCCGGCGCGGAAGCGGGTGGGGTAAAAGGAAGGCGGCGGCGGGGCTGGTGGGGTGCCCCCGCCGCCGCTGCTCTCCGTCCCACGCTTTCAGGGTGGTGGTGGCCGGGGGCCCGGGCTCGTGCAGCTAGGTCAACTTGGGGGGAGAGGTTCACTGCCTGCCCGGGCCCCCGGCACCGCCGTCCACGCTATCACCCTTTTTGCCGGGCCCGCGCCGCCGCATGGACCTCGGCGGTGATGGCGTGCATTTCCTCGTTCGCCTCATGCCAGCGCCGGGCGTAGGCGCGGGCATGATCCCAGTCCCCGGCCAGCACCGCCTCGGCGCACAGCCCGGCGAACTTGTCCGCCCGCGTCAGCGCGGCGCGGAAACGGTCTAGGCGCTCCCGCCCCTCAGCCGAAGACACGCCCTGCCCAGTAGATCAGCAGCGCGCCCTGTAGGACGGCGCAGCCCAGCGTTACCCGCCAGTTCCAGCGGGCGCGGCGGTACAAGCGGCGCACGTCCTCCAGTGTGGGCTGCGGCCCGTGGGTGACCTCGATTGATACGCGGCCATCCCCACCGCTGCCCGGGATGGCGTACTCGCAGGGGCCCGGGTGGTTGCGGGGGGCGAGGCAGGTGCCCTCGGCCAGTTGGCGGGGGAAGCCCGCGGGCGGTGCCTTCGTGCACGCCTTCGATGACCACCAGCTCGTCCCCTTCCAGCACCAGCGCCATGTCCTTCACGGTGTCCGTGCCGACCTCTTCGCCGGGCCCGGCCGTGGAAACCGCTGTCTCATGCGCTGCCAGCCACTCCACATGCTGCACCAATCAGTCCACCGCCCCGCCGTCGATGGGCCCGTTGGCTTCGAGGTGGTCGGCTAGGCCCCGCAGGACATGCACCATGTCGTCAGGGTTGATGAACCCCTGCACGATGGCGTTGAGCCCCCCGTCCTCGCGGCGGGTGATAATCACGACGGCCGGGACATCGGGGGTGCCGACCTCGACGGTGATTTCCTCGGACACCGGGCGCAGCTTCTCCCCGGGCTCGAGGTCCTGCCACGGCCTCACAGCCACAGCCAATCGAGCCGGACCCAGTTCACCCGGTCAGGCTGCAGCATCAGCAGGTTGGCATATGCCAACGCCTGCCCGTTGCGCTCCGCCAGCAGCTCGCTCTGCCGCCCCGGCTCGAGGTCGCCGCGCTCCGCCTTCCCGGCCTCATGCCAGTCATCGCTGCTGACCCCCCACCGCCGGGACAGCTCCGGCTCCGGCCGCCCCGGGATCAGCCCGGCCGTGACTTCCAAGACCAAACGCGCTTCCTCCATGGCACAGAACCCTACCGGAGCCCGGCGGGCGTCCCGGGCAGCGCCGCGCCCGGCGTGCCGGCAAAGTGGGGGCGCTTCGCGCGCGCGCACGCGAGGTGGGTTGCGGCTCTTAAGGCGGCAGGTCCCAATGGTTGGTTAATGACTGGTCTTTTGTGCCCACATCCCTAGCATGTGGGCAGTGCCCACATCCCTAGCATGTGGGCAGCATGGTCCGTCCAGTCACACGGTTTTCCACAGGCTGGGCACATGCTAAGGGTTGTGCCCAGCTGGGGATAACTTTTTAGGGCTGGGCACATGCTAGGGATGTGGGCAGAACGGGCGCGTACGGTGTGGCCTGCGCTGATAGCCGCGGGGGCGCGCTAGGGTGATTTGTACAACGACGTTAAAAACCAAGGGCCCCGGTCATAGGTGCTACCAACACCTCGCGGGGCCCGTACCGGAAGGATTCTGCTTTGCGAACGGAAGTTCCGGGGGTTACCCCCAGCATACCCGCAGCCCCACCCGGGGACGAACTAGCGACACGCCGGGCAGCCCGGCAGCTGCGCCCGGTGCCCCCCGAGAAGCGCGGCGATTTCAAATTCGACTGGCAGCACCGGTTCATCTGCGATCCCACCCTCACCCACACGATGCACCGCATAGGGATGTTCCTGCACTACTTCGCGGACGCGGACGGCGGCCGCATACTGCCCGGGGCTGAACGCGTCGCGGTGGACCTGAAAATGCACATCAACACCGTCAGGAACAACCTGAAAAAGCTGGAGCAACTGGGCTGGATTGCCGTAGTGGACCGGGGCGGCAAGGGCGGCAAACGCACCACCTACCAGCTCACCATCCCAGCCCGGCACCTGCTGCCCTAGGGGCGCACGAAAAGGCCCCGCCGCCTTGGCAACCGGGAGGGGTCCAAAAATCCAAGGGGGCGGGGCGGTACCGAGGCTATCACGGGTGCGCGCACAGGCACCGGACAACGGTCGCCGTGAACAGCTGCAGCGCGTACCCCACACAATTCCCGTGCTCCCCGCCCCGGCACTCAGGGCACACGGCAGAATCCATGAACCGTTCCCCGAGCAGTATCCACGGGGTCACCCCCGCCTCGTCCACCGTGTACAGCCGCCCCCCTGCCTTGCAGTTGGGCGGCGCGGTGCCGGGGGGCGCGACCCACAGCTTGTCAGCGTCCACCCGCACAGCGTACGCCCGGGCGGCTCCAGAAATGTCGCACCCCGCCGCTAGACTCTGTAGCAGCTGCGCAGGCACGCATCTAGGCCGCTGCGCAGGACCACGGGAGGGGTCAAAATGAAAACGATAGTCGTCGCCCACTTGAAGGGCGGCACCGCGAAAACCACCACCGCCGGGTTCCTCGCCCACGCCTACGCCAACATGGGCTGCCAGGTACTCGTCATAGACGCCGACCCGCAGGGCAGCCTGCTCCGCTGGTCCCGGCGCGCCAAATGGACGATCCCCGTCCGTCACCTGCCCTCCCGGCACATGGACCGGGACCTCGCCGGGATCGTGCCGCACGGGTACGACACCGTGATCGTGGACACCGCACCCTACGACGACATGGCAATAGTCACCTCAGCCATGCGCGCCGCCGACGTGGTGCTGGTCCCCACGGCTGCGACCCCCGCCGACGTGGAGCGGGTGAAATTCACCTACGCTGCGGCCGCCGCCGAGGGGCTGGAGGGCCGCCTGCGCATCCTGCTCACACGGGTTGAGGCTAACTCCCCGGACGGCAAGGACACGAGGGAGGCCATGGCAGCGGCCGGGCGGCTGGTGCTGAACGCGGAGATACGCCCGCGGAAGGCCGTCGCCCGCACCACCGCCGCGCTGCCCGTCCCCTCAGCCCGGGGCTTCGCAGGGTACACCGGGGTCGCGCTGGAGCTGGGAGCATGAGCGCCCGGGTGAACCCGATGGCGGGACTGGAAGAGGACACGGACGAGCTGCAGCCCGACGCCCCGGTGGTGCGGGTAGCGAACGCGAAGGTGTCCGTGTCCCTGCCCCCGGTGGCGTACCACGGGCTCGTCGACTACTGCGCCGAAGCCACCAAGGGGCGGGGGGCGCGGGTGAACCATGTGGACGTGTTCCGGGCCCTGCTGGCGGAGCTGCTGGAGGACGAGGCGCTCCGCGCCCGTGTGGGCAAGCGGCTCCGCAGCTAGGGCACAAAAAAGGGCGAGGCGGCGGGCCCCCCAATCGGACCCGCCGCCCCTGCTTGCCTGCGCACCTGCGCAGGTGCGCGGCTAGGCAGCTGCGCAACCCGGCACCTACGCAGGAACGTGGTTGCGCAGGTGCGCGGCTGGGGTGGTTGCGCAGCTGCGCCTATTCGCGGCGGCCCTTCGCCGCCGCCTCGGCCGCGTCCGCCTGTTCCCAGTACAGGTCGCACGCCCGGCACTGCCCGCGGGGTTTAATGTCCCGGGTGATGTGCCAGTGCCGGGGCACAGGCGGCCGCTCATACACGCCAATCACCGCCCCGGCGTGCGTCGACAATGTGGTGCAGCACCTCGCCCTTCTGCGCCCAGACGTGCAGCCCCGGGGTGGGTTGCATGCCGCAGATGCAGAACGGGGTCCCGTTCTCGTCCTTCACCATGGCGTGCTCCATGCTTCACCCCGCAGCCCGACGCCCTGCCGGTGGCGGGGGCGGGGTGACCGCCTCAATGGCGGGGCTGATGCCTGTGGGTTTCCAGAACGCCTTGTAGCTTGTGGACCCGGCGATGAAGATCAGCAGCGCCGTCCGCACATAGTCGCCCCCGTTCAGGTCCCCGCTCAGCCACACGGTCACGGCCGCAGTTACCAGGTAGAAGCCGAAGGCGACGAGCGATTGGGTGCGCTCGGACCACCGGGTTTGCTGGATGATGCTGATGACCGGGGGGGAGAGGAAGCCGAGGGCGAGGGACCACAGGGCGGGGCTGTCGAGGTCCATGGGGGGCCCCTTTCTAGTTTCGTGGGATGTTGCGTACCGGCCACGGGGGCAGCCGGTGCATGGCGTAGCCTGCGCCGATGAGCAGGATGCGCAGCTGCCCGGCGTACTCTTCGAGCATCCTGCGGAAGTCGGCCTCGGCTTCGGCGCGTTTCTCGGCGTCGGCTATGCGTTCGAGCAGGGACCGGTTGCGGGCCTTCTCACTGGTGGCTTTGCCGCTGCGCCACGCCACCCACCCGTCGATGACTTTGGGCAGAAGCGCGGCGAGCCCGCCGACGCCGAGGATGGCGGTGATGATTTCCGGGGTCACACGATATCACCGCCCTATTTCGTGGGGTCCAGATAGGCCCAGTCGATCCTTTTGTACCGTTTAAAACAGTCGGATAGCGCTACGATCACCAGCGCCACCACCAGCCAAATGCCGGAGGTGGATCGTCCGGAGAAGGCGAAGAACAGGGCGGCGGGCAGCAGCAGCACCCAGCCGAGGCCGGTGATGAGCAACGCTATCCGCTCGAGCCACCAGTGCCCGAAGATGATGGCGACCGCGCCGATGATCCCGCCTAGGGCGAGCACGGACCCGACGGCGACGGACAGTACGGGCCCGATGGTGCCTTGGACGAAGGTGGGGGCCCCGCCTACGGCGGCGAGCAGCCCGGCGGCCCCGGCCATGATGTACGCGAGGAGTTGTGCCATGTTGATCCCTGTGGGTTCCCGCAGCAGCCGCAGCAGTTGCGTTTGCGTCCGGTGGTTGCCGCGTGCGCGTGCCATGGTTCCGCCTTTCACGGGAGGTCGACCCATGCGGTGCCGTTCCAGTACTGGGGTTGCCGCTCCACCCACGCCCCGCCTGCCCGTACTTTGGGGACGGCCGTGTGGGGCACCCACACCCCGGATTCGCGGCGCTTGAAATCCACGCTCAGCTCAGCAGGCGCGCCCGAGGTTTGCGTGGAAGTGGAGGCGTGCGCGGTGCCGGTCCATGCGTTCGTGTACCCGGGCAGGATCGTGGAGCCGTCGAAGTACTCTTCCAGCGCGTATGACTGCTCCAGCATCACGCCATCGACATAGATCAGGTCACCGCTGACGGCCCCCGAGATTTCCACCCGCATCGCCTGAACGCCAGTGTTGCCGTGCTGGTAACCGACGCTGTACACCCGGGTCCAAGTGTTGGCAGGAATGGTCCTCAAGGCATCGCCGGTCACTGCGCCAGCAGCGTAGAGGACCGCCCTAGCCTGCAGGGCGCGGGGAGGATAAACCCATGCGGATGCGGTGAACGCAGCGAAGCGCTCCAAGTTAGGGGCGACGGACGGGTTGGCTGTCAGGGTCAGCGTGGACCCGGTGGCTGTCAGTTTCAGTGACTGGGTGCCGAACTTTGCCTGTGTCGACGAGGTGGCGACTCCCGGAAAGGTCCACTCGCTGGCGTTGGTTTCGGCGCTGGGATTAGTGACCCAGTTCCTGCGCCGAAGTTTCGTCTCCGTGGAAGCGGAGTCGTCAGCCGTGCCCGTCCAAGCGTAGGCGTAGTCAGCCGTTGTGGCCTTTGCGCCGTCAAGGTAACCGCCGCCACTGTCGTCGATGCCAGCGAAAACAGCGCCGATATGATAGCCCCTGCCTGTGGCTTGTGCCGTATTGGAATATAGGCCCACCGAGGCGCTTGCGGCATTGGTCGGTGCCGTTGCAGTTAGCGTCCGGCCCTCCCATGACGTAGAGAAAAAGTTGCTGTCACCCACGGACGAGGACAGCAGGGTCCCAGAAGAGTTGAACCAATAAATAAACGGGTAGCCGAGAATGGAAGTTCCCCCGTGCTGCTTGGCCCAGATCGTGATGGTGAGTTTCTGCCCTGCCGTGATGGGGATGCTGTCCGCGTTGGCTGTCGTGGACGCCCCAAGGTCAGCCCCATAAACGGCGTAGAGGATTTGGTTGGTGCCGGTCTCGTTAGCAAACAGCCCGGTATAGGTGCCTGAGTAGGGAGTGACCGCCGTGGACGCCGACAGGGTGACGCCGTTCTTGGTGGCCCAGTGCGTAGTGGTGCCCAGCCCGAACCGCGGATTCTTGACCAGATTAGTCCGCACCTGCGCCGGGGCAGGTATCTCGTTGGTCCCCACAACAATCCGAACAATGGGGTGCACGGTGCTGCCAGTGCGGAACGTTGTGAACTTGTGGGACTCGTTGCCTGTCGGGATACGGTGGGCACCTGTGGCCCAGCGGGTCGCGCCGGGAAACTCCACCGTAGAGGTTGTCCAGCCTGTGGCCGGGGACGGGCTGGTGAACGAGTTCGCAGCGAGATTCGAGAAGCCCGCACCGATGAAGATTTGGCCGGGACCGGCGTTCATGGCAGTACTTATCAGGGTGTCGCCGGTGGCGATATCGGCAGCACCGTAATAGGAGGTTGTGGTTCCTCGCAGGTGCCAGAGGGCAAGGTACTTTGTTTGGCCTCCTACTGCACTGGTTTGTGTGGCCGTGACGGTCCCGGTCGCTGTCGCCCCGGTGCCGATCCAAAGATCGAGGACGTTGCTGGAATCCCTCGCCACACGCCTCCACGTCGCACCTAGCCCGGACACGTTGTGGTCGGTGGTCGCTGCGCTGCAGCCGATGAGCGCCACCACCACATCGCCCGCCACGATGGCGTTGCTGAGGGTGGCGGTGACGGTCGGTGCATCGGATGCCACCACAGCACCGTTCACCGCCTGTACTACGGATGCAGCCACGGTCCACGCCCCTTCCTAGGAAATGTCGAACCAGATGTCGCCCTCGGCCGGGGAGGGGGGTTCGGTGGCGGATACCGTGATGGGGTTGTGCCCGTCCGCCCCGTCCTCGCCTGCAGGCCCGGTAGCGCCGGGCGGGATGGTGAGGTGCAGGACCCGGTTCGGGGCGGTGCCCGTGAACGAGGCGGCTGCGGGGATGCCCGTGGTGACGGTGCCGACGGTGAACCCGTTGGCGGTGGCCTCGGCCATGTCCGCGGATTCCTCGGCGGCGTCGGCCGCGGCCACCGCCTCATCCCGCAGCCCCTTATAGGAGTTCAAGTAGCCGCTGTACGCGCCCGCCCGCCACATCACCTGTGGCAGCTGCGCCACGAACGGGACGACGAAGCCGAGGGCGTTGCTGATCAGCGGCTGCGCGATGCCGAACCCGTACGGGTCCGTCAGGTCGAGCGGGGTGGTGCCCCCCTCGTCCTCCGGGTCGTAGATATACACGCTGGCGTTGCTGACAACGTTCGCGGGGTTGTTCGGGTCGACGACGAGCTGGTGCTCGAAGGGGTAATCAGGCATGGGGGGCTCTCCTTACCATCCGAGGGCGATGTAGTTGACCCGGTGCAGCTGGTTCGCCGCCGCCACATAGTTCCCGTCAGCGTTCGGGTACGCCAGCGAGAACACGACGGAATCCTTCCGGCCGGTGTTCCACGGCAGCCCGGCCACCCCGTAGGTGATGACCCGGTTGATGGACCGGTCGATGCTGGTGTCCCCGTTGATGAGCAGGCACGTCAGCAGCCCGTTCGGGAACGGGCGCGGGAACACGACCCTGCCGAACCCGGAGTTATCGGAGTACCCCACCGCCGTCCCGGCTTGGACGAGGAACCCGGACTGCCCGGCCGCGGGCGTGGAGTCGAGGCTGTTGGTGGTGCCGTACAGGCTGATCTTGTCCAGCTCACCCACCCGCTGCCATGTGGCCGCGTCCTCGGCGTCTACGGTGTACTGCCAGATGGTCCCGGCGATGTTAATGACGGTGCCCAGCCGGGTCATGTAGGCGCGGACAAGGTCGTCGGCCGCGTACAGGCCCCCATCACCGCCCCACACCCGCAGGTCCACGATGGTTGTGGGCTGCGTGGACCCGTATGTCCACAGCACCAGCGCCACCGGCTGGTCATCCAGCGTGCCCGGGTCGTTTTCGCGCCCGGCCGGCAGGAGGCGGCTGGTGCCGCCCTCGACTTTCGTGACCGTGGTGGGCCCGCCCACCGGGGGTGTCCAGTCGCGGCGGACGCAGATCATGTCCCAGCGGGTGCCGCCCGGTGCCGGGGCGGTGCACGTCACCGCTATCACGCTGTCGGATTCGTCGACGACCCCGTGCCCCCACGCCAGCCCCTCCGCCACGTTCACGGTCAGGGGCGTGGTGGGGTGGGCGGTGACTTTGAAGTCGGTTGCGCCGCCGACGCCGTACTGGGATGAGCCGATGGCGGGGTGCGCGGCCGCCCACTTCACCTCGTCGACGAGGGAGGCGGGGGTGCCCGCGCTGGTGTCATAGAAGGTGCTGGTGATGGCCACTATTTCCTCCGTAGGTCCCTGACGCCTGCAGCGATTTTCGCCAGCGCCTGCGCGAACGCCGTCTCTGTGTTGTCGGTGATGTCCCCGATGGCGGGGGTGACCAGCACGCCCGCGTCCCGGGTCCAGCCGAGGGTCACGGTGCGCAGCGTGTCCTCTATCAGCACCCCGTCCCCGACCTCGATCCGCACCCGGTCGCCTACCCGGATGCCCCCGGTGCCGCCGTACCGGAACACGCTGGTCTCGGCGAGCTTGACCGACAGCCCGGACTTCGCCGCGGTCTCCGCGAACGTCTCGGCTGCCCGCTGCCCCAGCACATCCCCGTCCGCGGTGTCCCGGGCGTCACGGAAAACCTCTATGCGTTCCCCGATGGCGGTGGACAGTGCCGCGTCGGTGTAAAGGGCGAACTGCCTGGCGGTACCTTCGCCCTGCCCGCCCACGATCACGTTCGTCGCCTCGGCCTCCGCAGTGCTCCACGCCCACTCCGTCACCACCCCGCCCGCTTCCGTCAGGGTGCGGGGGTGCAGCTGCGGCTCGTAGCACTCCACCAGCAGGCCCGCCCCAGATTGGCGGACGGTGACGCCGATGCCTGCGGCGTCGATGGCGGGGATCAGCAGGTCGGCCAGCGGGTGGAAGCGCAGGGACACGTTGATGTCAGCGCCGCGGCCAAGGTCGGGCCCCACCGTCACGGGTTCCCCGAGCCGGGTGACGGCGTTGGATTGCACCGCTTCCTTCAGCACCGTCTCCGCCGGGCCCGCGATCACGTCATACTCGCTCGATTGGGCGGTGACCGCGGCGGTGGGCACCGGCCAGCCGAGGACCCGGTGCAGCAGCCGGAAGTCGTCCGGCACGGTGAAAGTGATGGACCCGTTCAGGGCGGGGCCCTTCCCCGCCTTCGCCCTGACGGGCCCGGACAGCAGGTGCTCCCCCTCGTACTCGATGACCGCCCGCGCCCCCCGCTCCATCAGCAGCGGCAGCTTCGCGTTCCGCGACCCGACGACGATCTCGGCCGCGCCGGGGGCGTTGTGCGACACCACCACGTTCAGGCTCTCCGGGTCACCCAACCAGCCCTGCCGGGCGTACCCCTTGTCGTACAGGGTGACCCGGAACGGTTCGGCGGCGCTCACCACGCCCTCCAGTACAGCGGCGTCAGCTCGACCCTGATTGCCCCGGTGCCGGTCATGAAAATGTTGATGGGCTGCGCCTCCCCGGGCTCGACGGACGCGAAGCCCACCTCCCCGGTCAGGTCCGCGGTCCTGTCCACCGGGTTACTCAGCACCCCGGCCGCGTAGTCGTACTCGATGGCGGTGCGGACCCGCGGGTCCGTGTCGATCACCACAGCCTTCCCGTCCTCCACCTCCCACGTCACCTCGACCACCGTGTCGCCGACGCCGACGTGCGCGGCGGTGCACGGCCCGATAATCGTCCACACCGGCCACCCCGGCTCGTCCCCGTCGTTCCGTGCCGTCGCCCCGTCCATGGTGTGCCCGCTGTTGATGTTGATCAGGTGCGGGCCCGTTTCCTCGTAGAACTCGGTCGCGGCGGAGGACTGCCCGGACCAGCCTGCCCGGCGTGCCGGGCCCCGCCAGAACGGGTCGTCGGCGATCAGCGAGACGGGGTAGACAGCCCAACCGGCATGAGCGGGGTCGACCGGGTACTGGTAGCCGTCGTCGGGGACGAGGCGCAAACCGATGGTGCGGCGGGAGCCGGTACCGGCGGGGCTGATCGTCAGGGTGCCCTCCCGTCCCGGGTGCATGGACTTCCAGAACGCCCGGTCCTGCGCGACCCACTCCGCCGTTGTCCCGTCATGCCACATCAGCAGCGGCAGCATCACGTTCCGCGGCTCTGCCACCGCCCCGGTGAACCGCTGCCCGGGGACGGCGGGGCTGGTCCGCACCCATTGGGTGAAGCTGGGGTGGTGCAGCCCCTCCACCCCGTCGCGGAGCAGGAGGACGCCGCTGGCCGGGTTCGTCAGGTCCCACACGGACCCGTCCACCCCCGTCCATGTCACCTCAGTCCGCACCCATACCGGGGCGGGGGGCGGCAGGGTGGGGGCTGGGGTGGCGTAGATGATCCCGGCAGCCATATCAGCCTCCTACCGTGATGGAGCCGAGGTTCGCGAGGACCGCGGCGCGGCGCTGCCTCGCCTCAATCTCGTCAAGGATGTCCTGCGGGTCCCCGTACACGTTCCCGTTGATCTGCACTGTCGGGGCGGCCGCGCCCTCGGCGATGCGGAGCATGGTGTCCCACTGCGGGGCGGTCAGCACCGCATCAGGCCGGGCCCCATGGTGGCGGACGAGCATGGCGCGGCCGGTGTCCTCCAGCCACCCCCCGCCGTCGTACACCATGGGCACCTGCCGGTCGCTGCTCGTGCGCCCGTCGCCGCCGATGATCCCGCCGATGAAATCGGCCACACCCTGCAGTACCGCCTTCGCGACCCCGCCCACGATGTCGATGATGAAACCGCCGGCGGGGAACGCCTTCTTGAACTCGTCCAACAGCCCGTTGATGATGTCGCTGATGGGGTTCCAGCCACCGCCGCCGCCGCTGGGGCGGGCACCGGGCCCGGGGGGCCCGTAGAGGACTTGCAGGTTCGCGGAGTCGTAATCCGTCGGCCAGTTCGCCCCGGACAGGAAGGGGTGCATGATGGAGCGCTGCCCGGTGGCGTGGTGCAGGCCGAGGGCGTGCCCGACCTCGTGGATCAGGGCCTCCATTTCCTGCGCGATGCCCTGCTCGATTTGGATGCTCTGCCCGCTGTAGAACGCTATCGGGTAGCCGGGGATGTCGGGGACGTAGCTGACCCCTACGGCGTTGGAGCCGAGGCGGCCGGTGAACGGTTCAGCGCCGAGGCTGACCCCGGCACGGCCGCTCCACGCGTCCGCAGCCCGCGCCGCCCGGCCGAACGGGTACCCGGCGAGGGGGACGACGGCGAGGTGCCGGTTGCGGGCGATGGCTGCCTGCAGCGGGCCTTGGATGAACGGCTGGGACCCGGGCAGGGGTGAGCCTGCGTAGGCGGTGCCGCGGACGGCTGCGTGTGCCATGGCGGCCAGCCGCTCCTTGCCCAGTATCCGCGTCTGCTCCTTCGTGAACACGAACTCGCCGCGGTGCACCATACCGGCGAACTCGTCCCAGCGCCCGTCCCCCGTGTACCCGCCTTTCGCGAACCCTTCGGGCAGCTGGATTTCGGGCAGCCCGGGGATTTGCAGGAACCCGGCGACGGCGTTGAACGCCCCGATCAGGCCCTTGTTCAGAATCACCTCCACCACGAACTTGATGGGGGCCTTCACCACATCCTGAATGCCCTTCCAAACGTCCTCGATGATCTTGACGCCGACACCGAAGGCTTTGGGTATGTCGTCCCCGATCCAGCTTTTCAGGGTCTCGAACACCGGTTTGATCAGGTGCTCCCACACCCAGCCGATGGTCGCGCCGATCCCGTCGAACGCCGGTTTGATGATGTTCTCCCACAGCCATGTGAACACGGGCCCTAGGGTGTCCCGCAGGAAGTCCCATACGGCCGTGAACACGGGCAGCAGGATGCGGTTCCACCAGAAGTCGATGGCCTTGCCGATCAGGTCGAACACCGGCTGGAACACGTTCTCCCACAGCCACTTAATGACGGGGGCGACGACCTTTTCGATGATCGCGACGACGGCGCGGAAGATGAACGACACGACCTCCCACCACGCGCCGATCAGCGCGGCGATGAACCCGAACACGGGCTGCACTACGCTCTCCCACAGCCATGTGAAGACGGCACCCACTGCGCCGAACACGGCTTGGATCACGGGCAGCACGTTGGTTGAGAACCAGTCGATCACCCCGCCCACGACGGTCTGGATGAACGACCACACGTTCGCGATGATGTCCCTGCCCAGCTCCGTCTGGGTGAAAAACCAGATCAGCCCGGCGACCAGTGCGCCGATGAGGGTGATGACGATGCCGATGGGGTTGGCGCGCATCGCCACGTTCAGGGCCTGCACCGCCCCGACCGCGCCCATGATGAAGCCCTTCGCGGCGAAGAACAGGGAGAGGCCCTTGGCGGCGAGGACGTACCCGGCGACGGCTGCGGCGGCTACCAGCACAAGGTCGGTGTTTTCAGCGAGGAAGCCGGAGAAGCCGACGATGGCGGGCAGCAGCACGTCGCGGAGGAACTCGCCCAGCTCCAAGATCACGGGCAGCACGGACTGGAACGCCTGACCGAAGGAGGCGGCCAGTTCCCCGACGATCCGCACAATGTTCGGCAGGATCGCCATGAGGGCGTCGAAGATCAGCTGGGTGGGGGAGAGGGCCTGCCATGCGGCCTGTAGCTGGGGGATGAGGGGCCCGAAGACCTTCCACACCTCACCGAACACGATGCCCAGCTGTGCTCCCAGTGTGGCGATGAAGGAGAAGAAGGGGCTGCTGCTGGCCTCGGCCGATCTGCTTTGGAAGGCGGCGAAGAAGGTGCCGATGATTTCCCGGCCGGTATCAAATGCCTGGCGGATGAAGAACGCAACCCGCTCCATGAACCCGGGGAACCCGCTGCTCGTCACCTCCCCGTCGTTCGCCTTCCACGCGGCGGCGAACGCGGTGAACCCGCCGATGGTCTCCTGCAGCCCGGCCTTCGCGGCGGGCAGGATCGTGTTGGTGAGGAAGGAGGTGGCACCGCCCAGCCCGTCCTTAAGCAGCGGGATGACCGGCTGCACGGCCTCGGCCATGCCAATCGTGAACGCGTCCTTGGCGGTGGACCACAGCCCGGACAGGGACTGGGATTGCTTCTCCATCAGCCCGTTGAACCGCTCCAGCCCCTTGCCCGATTCGAGGGCGGCGAACAGCTGGTCGAGCTCCTTCTTCCCCAGCTTCCCCGCCTGCGCCAGCCCGGCGACCTCCTGAACGGTTTTCCCAGTGGCCGCGGCCAGCAGCTCGAACACCGGCACCCCGGCGTCCCGCAGCTGGTTCAGGTCCTCCCCGGTGATCCTGCCCGCGGCCTGCATCTGCTGCAGCGCCACCGTCGCCCGCTTCACACCCTCAGCCCCGGTGCCCATACCGGAGGTGGCGTTCCCAAGGCTGGTCATGATGGGGATGACCTTGTTAGCGTCGATGCCCACGGAGATGAGGGAGGACGCGGATTTCTGCAGCCCGGGCAGGTCAAACGGGGTTCGCGCGGCGAACTTGTTCAGGTCGCCGAGGAACGCCTTCGCCTTCTCCCCGCTGCCGAGCATGGTGGTGAACGCGATGTCGGCCTGCTCCAGCTCCGCGGCCGTTTTAACGCCGATGGCACCTGCTGCACCTACCGCGGCGGTCGCGGCGGCGATCCCGACCTTCAGGGCGTTGCCGAGCCGCCCGCCGAGCTGGGAGGTGTGCTTGTCGAACTCGCCGCTGAACTGCTCCCCGGCCTTCGCGCCCGTGGTGGAGGCGATGTGGTTGACCGGCGCGAACTGCTTCTCCAGCTGGGGGCGGATTCCCTTGACGGTAGGAATGATGGACACATATGCCGTCGCCAACTCAACAGCCAAGACGGGCCTCCTTTCCCCTTTGGTGGGGACAAAACTGTCAGACCGGCACGCTACGGTCGGGAGAATGACTGATGATGAAAAGACCCCGGCACCCCGCCGCCGCCCTGCGCGGGAGCTGCCCTGCACGATCCCGGAATGCGGGAGATTCCAGTTGGCACGCGGCTGGTGCAGGGTGCATTACGAACGCATCAACCGCACCGGCAGCCCCGACCTTCGCCCAAAGGCTCCCGAGCGCGTGTGCAGCGTCGAAGGCTGCCCGCGGAAGACCCGGGGGCCCTTGTACTGCGATTCGCACAGACAGCAGGCGCGCAGGCTAGGCGGGGAAACGCGCCCCTTCCTTTACGAATGGGCGGATCATGACGAGTGCCCCGTGTGCGGCTCCCGGAATTTCCAGTACGGTTACCGCCGCGCCTGCGGGCCCAATTGCCAAGGAATTATTCGGAACAACGGCGGTGTGGTTCCGCCCCGGCGGAAACCCTGCAGCCGCTGCGGGCTGCAGATCGACATGCTGGCCAAAGGCAAAGCGGGGCGGAAAAAGCGCAATGACACCTACCTATGCCATTTCTGCCGCAAAGCCCGACACACCCGCCACGGCGTCTCCGCAGGTATGCTCGCAGTCCGGGACGGGACCGACTGCGGCATCTGCAGCCAACCCGTGGACATGACCTTGCGGTACCCGGACCCGATGGCGGCACAGGTGGACCACATCGTCCCCTACGCACTCGGCGGATCACACGACGAGGAGAACCTGCAGCTGGCACACCACCGATGCAACAGCCTCAAACACGCACGGGTGAACTTCACCCTGCACGGGGCCCCTGCCTAGTGGTGGTGTTTGCGGCGGAACGCCTCGGCCCGGGTCTCGGTAAACCGCACCTTCGCGGCCATGTCCTCAACCCCTGTGGGGTACTCCCGCGGCGTAGGTGCGGGCCCCTTGCTGCCCGCCTGTCCGTGGGCGATTTTGTACAGGGCGTGTTCGACCATCCATGCGGCCTCGACTTCGGAGGTGATTGCGGCGCGGCCGCCCACCGCCAGCCACACCGCCGCCCCGCGGGGGAGGTGCATGGCGAGGACGCTGATTTTGCGGACGGACACCGCCCCCCGGTACATGTCGACCAAATCCACCTGATAGAACCGCTGCAG